GTGGGTAAGAAGAGTGATACCAGTAAAACCAAGGATAACATCTATTTTAACGAAGAAGTAAAAAACGGCAAGCCCTATTGGTTCCAGGTTATGGTTGATGGCAAGCGTGTTACTCGCCGCGGTTTTCGGACTCGTACTGAGGCTAAAAAGGCACGTGATGAACTTACTGTAGATATGAATCGTGGCTCTTACATCGATCCAACTAAAATCACCTTTGGAGAGTACTTCCTTGATTGGGTTAATAACCGGAGTAACATCGAAGAAACAACTCGCGAATTGTACTTATCTTTCCATGAGAGACATGTCAAAGAACGGATCGGCAAAATTGAACTTTCTAAATTAGCTGCAATGGATATCCTTAAGTTCTTGAAATACTTAAAGACTGATGCAAACTCGCGGACTGGTAAAGGGCTAGGAGACGAAACTGTCAGACGTATGTATGCAACAATAAACACTGCACTTAATGATGCTGCTACTTTGGATATCATCGATATTAATCCCGTATCCAAATTACCTAAGAACGAGCGGCCACGTGTTGAGAAAAAAGAACGGGAAATATGGAATAATGATTCAGTGAAACTAGTGCTGTCAAGCAGCAAGGGCACGACTCGCTTTTGGATCGCATACTTCCTCGCAATCATGACTGGCATGAGACAAGGCGAGATATTAGGCCTCAAATGGGCTGACATAGACTTTGACAAGCGGACCATTTCAATTCGTCGGAGCTTGCAGAAGAATACAACAACGCTTAAAAAAGTTAAGACCAGAAAAAGTAATCGGGTTATAAGTATGTCACCTCTAACAGCTGCATTTCTGCTCGAGCATCGAGATATTATTGATGTAGAGAAAAGGATACTTGGCAAACAATATCAAGACAATGATCTTGTTGTATGTTCACGCTTAGGCACTCCAGCACGCGCCAATAAGGTGCTGGAGATGTGGTACAACATCTGTGATAAATATAAACCTGAGCATGAGCCCAAAATCACTTATCACGATCTCAGGCACCAGAGCGCCAGCATCATGCTTAATGAGCGCGAGGATATCCGAGTTGTCTCTGAGAGACTTGGACACTCCACTGTAACAACAACGCTTAATACTTATTCCCACCTTCTCCCTACAGGCCAGGAGAAAGCAGTTTTATCTCTTGACCGAACTATTGGATTCGATATTGAATAAAGACAAAGAAAGAACAAGGGCACTTACTCCCCTTGTTCTTCTTTTTTTTCATCGCCGTTAAACCACTTATAGAATGATTCCTTTGGTATTACTATTTTCCGTCCGATTTTTATTACGCGAAACTCTCCTGAGTTTACAAGCTTATAAGCTTGATTCAGTCCAATTCCAAGGATACGCCGGATGTCAGACACCTCTAAGGTCTCAGGCTCGTATCCTTCCTTGTAAACGTCCATTTCCCCTCACCTCACCTTAATATATTCTCGTTTACCATGTCCTAATGTTCATTCCTCTTCCCACTCCTCGTCCGTTTTTTCAACGGCTATGTCAAGAGTAAGGGCGAGTTTATAGAATGCCTTCCAGCGAATCTTGATGTATGTTCCCTTGCTGATCGGTGGGTTGAACTTCTGGTTATACACCGCGAAGTCGTATACGTAATCTTCTTTCATATAGCGTTCTTCAATCAGCAGCCGTTCCTTTGGATGCAATCGCCTTACAGCCCGCTCGATACGTTCACAGTAATTTCTCCGCTGTGCTGGTACATCTACGTTGTGAATTGCGATGCTAGCCGTTTGATCAGTAGTCGTACCGGTATAACTGCGAGGCATATCACTGTATCCTGCAGTTGTGCTAGCCTCACGTTCATCGAAGGTTATCGTCTTGAAGATCCGATACTTCTCAAGTGCTGACTCAACAGCCAGCTGAGTCCTTCTCCTATCCAGCTCCGGCAATTCGAAGTTGAGTTGCATAAATCACCTCATGTGCTTCAGTAATCATACTTGTACTTATAAAGCGCGGTTAAAAGGATTCAAGCGCTCATAATTCCCACACTCTAACGCCCTGAATTTCTTGCATTCGCCGCCTAATTTGTCACACTCATGGTCAAATTCACCGCGATTCATTTCGTAATCTGCCGTCATGTGTTTGCAAGTGAAGCAATTTTCACCCTCAGGATTACAAACACAGATTAACTCATGCTTCTCGATTGTTGATTTTCTTGCCGCCAACTTTTTGCAATGATCGCATTTATAGCGTGTGACTTCCTTCAAACGGCAGCCCCTCCCTTCGATGTATCTTTGTCCCAAGAAAACCAAACGGCGAAACATATGAAGACTACCCCGAATGATCTCCTTTCGAAGTTGTGGTAATGTATCCGATCAAATGCGATACCAGCGCCTAGCATCTGAACACGCCCAGTCTCTACCTTAAAATTCATTGTTCTAACCTCCCCATATACACCAACCTGTAAGTAACCCCAATCCGAATATAGCCAAAACAATAACTACAAAGATTACTAAAAGCACGATGCCCTCGTTGTCTTCAAAAATGTTAAACAAAAACTTCACCTCCATAAGTGCGTTAGAGCCCCGATCCGGATGAACCGGGGCCGAAATCATTTAGATTTTTGATATCATCCAAAACGCCAAACCCAGAATCCTAGGCAGAGTGCTACATAACCAATCCGTTCCCAGTTCCAGTGACGCATACGTTAGTCCTCGAGGTCGTCGTTGTCTGCGCCTGCCGGCTGCTGGTCTTCTTCGGAATCTTCCTGGGCCTCTCCAGCTTCTTCAGCTTCAGAACCCTCTTGCTCCTCTACATCCTCAGGGAGTTCATCTTCTGATTCTTCAGCTGGCTCCTGCTCAGTCTCCTCACCCGACTCTTGCTCTTGGTCAGACGGCTCTGTCGTTTCCTCATCTGGTGCCGGCTGCTCCCCGACCTCTTCCAAGGTCACTTGGCCTTCATCTTTCTGGTTCAAGTTGATTGTCCCGTCCGAGTTAACTGTGCCTCGAACGCCTTCCCGCGAAGAATGGTACTCGTAGTAGTCATCAACATCAGTTTGCGAGCTATTGAATGTGATGTAAGCCGTGCCTTGCTTCTTGATTTGACGGAGGATTTCCAATTGATCGCCATTTAAAGAATCCAGGGTAAGTGTGATAACTTCTTCTTTCGCGAGCTTGATATCTTTGATCTTTGCGTTAATAAATGTTTTCATGGTTAAATTGCCTCCCTAGATTTGGTTTCCAAATTGTTTTTGATTAAGAATAGGTTTAATGCCAACTTGCTGATCCCGAGTCGCTCGGCTAACTTCTTTCGTGGCATGTGCTGATGATGGTTTTTCATATAGAAAACTTGATCTTCCGAAAGAGTGATTGCACTTGCCTCATCGATAAGTGAATCTGGCTGCGGAATACTATCCAACTCAGAACTCACCTTCACCAGCTCGTATTTCAGATCTGGATCAACATAATGCCGGTAGCTTTTCTGTTTGCCAGTACGGATGAGGACTTTTTGAGCTTTTAAGTACCTCATTACCTCATACGCTGTTCTACTGTTGCTTTTAAAGCCTGCTTTCTCCAACATTGGTGGTAATGCGATACCAGGGCTCTCTTGAACAACCTTGACCAAGTCGAGCTGTCGTTGCGTCAGTTTTACCATATACCTTCCTTTCCACCGCACATATGTTCGGTTTAATAGCAGTAGTTGGCCGCCAGCTCGCCGATTACAGCCGTGTGCATTAAATGATTTTGATGACGATCACCAGCAGAATGCCGATTACAACGCCGAACAATACATAGATGTTTTTGCTATCCTTTTCGTTCAGAGCGCACCTCCTAGATGGGATGGCCGGCTTATGAACATTCGATGTTTTGATTAATCAATGGCTGCTGGATCGTTCCGGAAAATCTTTTTTCATTACATCAACTGCAGCTCATATTGATGTTCCCCGCCATACGGTACATCCTTACACAGCTCCGGTAGGTTAGCTCTTACTAGGTGCTGAGCAAATGGCGGTGGCACTGAGTTACCGCAGCGGGCTACCTGAGCTGACTTTGGATATTGCTTGCCATCAGCATCCTTGGAAATGATGTATTCTTCAGGGAAACCTTGCGCGGCGAATAGTTCATGTGGCTCAAGCATCCGCATGCCAATGTCCACGATAGCGTAATCTTGACCATGAACTGTTATAAGTCCGAAGCGATCCTTAGTAGGAATGGTGTGCATCGGTTCGCTTATTTCTTGTCCTTCGCCTGTTCCGTAATATTTCATCAAGAAAGCCCGAACCTCTCCGAAGTGCAGTCCACCAGCTGTAATTGTTTGTAGCGGTTCATCTGCCGGTTGTCCAATGTTCGTTCCCTTCATTTTGATAAGATGACTTGTTACGAGCGAAGTCTTTCCACCACCGCCTGCTGTTACAGTTCCAACTGGATCATCTGCCGAACTTCCAACCGATTCTCCAAAGTGCCGGGCAAGGTGAGCAGCTACTAATCCGTATCGGTTTGAGGTATCTAGCGTAAGGATCGGTCGATCAAGTTGTTGCCCACGTGCATCATGACTTGCTGTCTCACTGTGGTACTGAGCAAGGAAAGCTGTTACAAGCGAGTGATGATCTTTAGTGGTCACTGTCGATAGTGGTTCCTTAACATCAGCGCCTGGTCCGTTATAATTTCCACCGTAGTTTTTCGCAAGGAATGGTTTGATCAGTAAGTGTTCAGCCTTAGTAGTTATTGTGGTTAATGGCTGATCAAGTGGATATTGCATCCTATCGCCACCGAATCCCGTCTGTCCGATGCGAGCGATATACGGTGTAACGATGCCCCAGCCATTTTTTGAAGTTACTGTTTGTAATGGCTCGCTGATTTGTTGCCCTCTAAAAGCCTCGCCTTGATGATTAACCTTAATGACAAACGGATCTGGATTATTGAGCACGAACTTATTTATCCCTCTGGCTATCCGGCGCATTGTATTCTCAGCTAACGGCTTCTTACGTTCGAATATGCTCATGCACTCCAATGACCAATCGATAATTTCACCAGCTGTCCGCCAAGGCTTCAGCAGCCCTTTCTTAACTTCGATACGATTCGGATCTCCATGAGTCGGCTTCGGCCATACGATCGGTTGACCATCACACCTAGCAACCAGGAAGAACCTCTTTCTAATCGTTGGTGCTCCGTAATCACTTGCTCGGAGCTCTCGGTGATCGACCTCGTATCCCTGACGTTTAAGTGCATTGATGAATGCTTGGAATGTCTTGCCCTTCTTATCCGGATCCGGCATGCCGTCTTTAAGTAGCGGCCCCCAGGTTTTGAATTCCTCAACGTTCTCTAGCATGATGACCCGCGGCCGCACCGTTGCCGCCCATCTTACAGCCACCCAAGCAAGTCCGCGAATTCCCTCTTCCTTTGGCTTGCCGCCTTTTGCCTTGCTGAAGTGCTTGCAGTCAGGGGAGAGCCAGCACAGGGCTACTTGCTGACCTCGAGCTACCTTTCGGGGATCTACATCCCATACTGATTCGCAATAATGTTCGGTATCGGGATGATTAGCCTTATGCATTGCTATGGCTGCTGGATCATGGTTAATTGCCACATCAACGCTTCGACCAATCGCGAGTTCAATCCCCGTACTCGCACCGCCACCGCCTGCAAAGTTGTCAACGATCAGCTCCCGTATTAATTGCTTCATACCGAAATCTTCCGCCATCCATCGTTCCCAAGCAGTTGTTCCATACGGTTCAGATGTTCTTGATTGTGATGACTGAAGAACTCCTGTACAGCCTCCAGTGCCTTGCCCGGCTTAACTACCACCGCACTCGTTTGGTCATATACCAGGCTGACCACTACCTGAAGGATTTCAAGGATATCAGCAGCGAGAACTGGGTAGTCCAGACTTGTGGAGTCTACTCCATCAGAAAGCAGTCTGCTCATTGATTCGTAAGCTTTATCTCGCTTCGCCAACTTTGGTTCATTCGAGATAATCAGCGGAATAGCTACGGAGATATATGCTTGATGCTGCGGTCGATCTTGTAGAATGATTGGTGCTGCAGGTATTGTCGCAACTGGCACTGAATTCTCAAGTGCCACAACATGCACTTCTTGCGTCTCAACCTCTACCTCTGACGATTCATCATTCTGTTCTAAGAATTCAGCTACAACCTGAGGATCTTCGGGATTGGCTACCTCAACTGTAACCATAACCGGCGTTTCTTCTGGATCCATAGCCGCTAGCAGCTCGCGCGCCTTGCCCGGCGTAATTCCTCTAAATCCCCACTTTTTCACCCAGTCATGAAGTGTGTTGTATTTCATGCTCCATGCTTTCTCAATACTTGCGATCGTCTCGCCTTCAGCTATGGATTTCAGGAAGTCTTTCTTTGTCAGCCCACATGCTGGACCTTCTTTCGGTGCTGGACCTCTCCGTTTATTCATGTCTTCATCCTCCTTCTGATTAGGTACAGTGCTTGGCGTATGCTTGCCACCATTCATCCGCTCAAACTCTCTTTCCATTTGCTCCGGGCTTAACTTGGTAACTTGCACCTCACCAGAACCCTGCGACTGCATTTCCCTGTCACGCATCGGCACACCTAAATGCAAAGCGTCCGCCTCCTCCGGATAAAATATTTCGACTTCCGTTTGATTCGTATCAATAGTGGCCATGCCTTCACCGATTCGGATCTCATTTGCTTTTTTGATTACTGCAGCCATTGTTTCAGGATCAAACAGCTCTCTCATGGCTTGATGGTAATGTCTTGTGGCAGTTGCATAAGCTTTTGTATGAAGCACATTCATAGCTGACCAGAATTGATCTGGCTTCATCGCTTTCAACACTTGGAACTGTTTGCGCTTCTCTTCCCGGTTCATGACTTCTTCCTCCAAACGAACGGCTGCTTACCTTTTGGAGATGGTGCCGATTCAACCCTCTGCCGTTCTTCTTCTGTCCACTGCCGACTGCTTACTGGGCCATTTGCCGAGGCCTTATCCAACTTCTCTCGTGGTAGTGGTTTGTGCTTTTTTCTGGGAGAGTGATCTTTCATCGTGGATGCACCACCTTGATCTTCTGATTCAGCCTGTCGTACCGCTTACGAGCCCGGCGCTTCAGTTCAACCTGTGCAGCTATGCGGTGCTCTAACGGTGCTTCAGTATCGATGATGGCTATGTTGACCAGCTGTTCTCTGCTCGCCGATCGCCAGTTAAGTTGTTTCAAGATGCCGACCACTCTCCCTCCCACTCGGTCTCATCAGCTACTATCTGTTTGTCTTCCTTCTCCCGCAGCTCATCCAAGATCGTTCTTTCAAGTCCTAGGGAACACTGATGCTCCCAGACAACGAACAGCGCTGCCTTTACGTTTTCAGCAAATCCAATAGGTTCGATGTCGGCTGCTGCTGCATTCAGTCCGTGCTTTTCAAGATCGTTTGTAACCAACCAGCGGCGTGTGCCAGTGTGATAAACGACCAACCACGGCTCTCCGGTATCAACTACAACCTTTTCTCTGACCGGACCGAAGAACCCGATACCGATCACAGTTTCTCTGACCTTTGGCATGATTCGAACATTTGAATAGGCCATCGCAATCACCCTTTCACGCACATATGTTCGGTTATATATCTGCACGAAGCCCTTCACCGAGCGCATGCGCGGTTATTTCGCTTTATCGAGTATTCCTTGAATGATTTCTACTTGAAACGGATGTGTGTCGACTAGTGGCTTAAACTCTCGCAGCAGAAATAGATTCCAAGCGGCCCGGGCTATGATGTATGCATCAACTACGTTATCGCTCTTGTGGTGATATCCGAACATCTCCTGCACTGCTTTGCTTACTGCTGCCTTCTTCTCCTTGTCTTTCAGCCGGACTTTACTGCCTGCTTCGCCTTTCCAGCCAGTAACGCCAACATACTTCTTTGTCTGGAGAGGGTTGATCTCGTGGTATACCAAGCCTTTCCGGTGAATGATCGATCTTAAGCCGCCGTGAATCATTCCGGTTGTGATGCCTTTCTGTGTTCCGGCTGCTGCTTGCTCAATGACTGTTTCATCACCTGGCTGAATGACCTGATAGAGTTGGTTCTCAAGATCGACAAGCTGGGCAATTGTAATGCCGCCCTTCTCTGCTTTGCCGGCACCTTTCAGCTCAACTTCAAGTACCACTTCGCCTCTTCCATTAAGAGCGACGACACCTGTTTTTGTGGCTGGATCAATACCTAGAAACCTCATCAGTCGCCCACCGCCTCTCGTAGTTCCCCGAATATTGCCACCAACAATCTGTCATGATGCTTCATCGTTGCGATGTCTGCTCTCTGCTGCTGATGAGCTTCTGCTGACCGTATAGCCCTCGGTGATTTACCTTCACGGACGAGATAGCCTTTCTGCTGAAGGCGGGCCATTATCGCATGAACTGTTGATGATGAACTCAGCCCCATTCCCTTGCCTACCTCTCGAATTGAAGGAGCATACCCATTCGCTGCTTGATAGCGTTGAATGAATTCCAGTGCTTCTCCCTGCCTTTTGCTTAACTTATTTTGGTTTTCCATTTATCCTCCCGCAGTTGATATAAGTTGGCGGTGCGGTATATACCTCACCTATCACCCGGCCACGATCATCTTTAATGACTTCCCAAGGATACTCGTGGAATATCGGATCAAACTTTGGCTTCGGCCGCTGTACTACCTTTGTGTTTCGCTTCCGCATTATTTCACCTTCGTTCGGTGAGGGTCACATTCTAGTGAGTCGAGCTGGATATATAGCTGGCTCTCCCATTCGGTGTCCTTAGCTGTCTCCGCTGCCACGATCATTGTTTGTAATGTGAGAACTGATTCAACGTAAACCTCATTCAATTGTTGGCAGTGCTGGATTTCGATGATTTCTGCATCTGTTAAAGGTTTGGTTTTGCGTTTCCTGGTAAGTTCGGCGAGACGAATGTGAAATGATTTCATTTCTGCTTCAGCCCTCTCTTATTCTGAACTCCCTTGCTACAGCAACCATCTTGTCGTATCCCCGCATGTATAACTCTTTTTCTTCTGGTGTTGTTAGCGGGTCCTCAATCGTCTGCGCGCCCTTTACGATACGAGCCAGAATCTCTTCGTACTCCTGATCGTTGCTGATCTTTTCCGGAATCTTTGCCATTAGCGCCTCCTTTATTCGGAGCTTGCCCTGAGTTATCCAGATCCGCAAATTTCCCGTACTGTTTGAGGAACACCATTTCTACCTTGCCTACCCCGACGTTGCGACCTTTAGCAACTATGAGCTCAACAATGCCCTTTTTCTCACTGTCCGAATTATAGTAATCATCTCTATAAAGAAACACGATGTTATCACCATCTGATTCAATTGAGCCGGACTCTCGTAGATCAGACATCATTGGCCGTTTATCCTGACGCTGTTCGCATTGCCGGCCTACAGCTGATATTGCGACCACTGAAACGTCTAGTGACCTGCCAAGTGCTTTGAGACCTTTAGAGACGTATGCGACTCCATCACGAGGCTCCTTGAATGATCTACCTGGCTGCACCAACTGGAGGTAGTCGACGTATAAAGCGACATGGCTGTGCTTCTTTAAAAGCTCCTTAATTTCTCGCCTTATATCCTGCAATGACATTCCGGTTGTATCATCGATGTAAATTGGAAGCTTAATGAATTCCTCGACCGCAAAGCTGTAATTCACCCAATCGTCATCGTCGAAATCGCCTGACCGCATTTTCGTATTCTCGATATTAGCTAAGCTGCAGATGAAACGATCAACGACCAATGCTGCTGACATCTCCAAAGAGATAAAAGCTACTGCTGTACCATTCCGTGCTGCCGTAATCATTTCATTAATTATGAGTGCTGTTTTCCCCATCGAGGGTCGTGCTGCATAAATATCAAGATCGCCTTTTTGATGGCCCCCGGTCATCTTGTCGAGCTGAGCGCTTACCGTCTTTGAGCCGGTCAATCCACGCTTCTTCTTACGCTCAACGATTTTATCCGAATGACCTTCCAAGAATGTTTTGATATGCTTTAAGCCCTTGTCACTGTCCGTTATCGTTAGCTCGGATATTTCCTCGATTGCTGCCCTTGCATCAGATAGCAGCTTCGTTGTGTCCACACCAGCACTCGATCCAGCGACCGCTATTCCTTGCATCGCTTCCCGTGTCCGCTTAGCGATATGAGCGTTCCTAACAACCTTCTGGTATTGGGCAAAGTGATGGTGGTGGGAAACACTTCCCGACAACTGCATGAGATACTCAAGGCCGCCCATACGTTCGATCTTCTTACCGGAGCGCTGGACCATCAACACTGGATTGATTGCACCATCTTGCTCCCACGTGAAGCGAAGGTATTCCATTATGGTTGAGTGCCGCGGATCCGCATCAAACTCCTCCGGCTTAAGAATGCATTCATCCATCTTCTCGCCGTAAAGGATTAATGTACCGAGTACAGCAGCTTCTGCTTCATAACTCATCCAATCTCACCTGACTTTATTCTCTGCTGAACTAGCTCCAAACGCTTCCTAACATGCTCGGGGATTGAGTCTGATGAATCTCTTTCCCATTGATCCATTAATGCAATTCGGTGGTTCATCTCAGACTGGAGTTGATTCTGGTTAGTGAATTGCTCAGGATCATGCCGGACGATGTCTGCAATAGTAGGTGGAAACTTGCTGGAACGAACATGTTCTCTGATGTTGCGTATCCCTTTTGCATAAGGGATATCATCGAGCATTTCTACCCAAAGTTCTATTTGCTCATCACTGATCTCCACCATAGGGTAGGCTGCTGAATAGATCGAGAGGAGCTTCATTACCTCCTGCCTGTTCAAGTTCCTGCGCCTCCTTCATCTTACGTTGTAACAACTGCTTGTTTTTCTCAGCCTTGCTCATCGGTCTAGTAGTCATTTGTTTTCCTCCACTAGGCTGATTCATTTTCAGTCCCAACTCCGCGTACTTTTCTCTGAGCTTTTTAGGGCTAAGAATATTGACTTGCCAGAAAGTGTCTGAAGTACACCAGTCAATGATCTCCTTCAATTCTTTCTTGTTCCGCTTGTCGAGCACGATTATCTTCCTAAACTCGTCTGCCCATTTCTGCATATCTGCATTTTCAACGAGATGTTTCTTTCCGTTTATTTCTGCATGGTCCATTATTTTTACATGAAGGTATAAAGCCATGAGATAGAAATCATCGTCCTCTGAATAAGTGATTTTCTTATTCTGAGAGGAAGAATTATTTAAAGATCCTTCTTTACCTTTATATACATTCTTATTATTGTTCCGCGTTTGTTCCGCGTTTGTTCCAAGTTCCGTTCCAAGTTCGGTATGCTTGTAATTACCAAACCCTTGATATTGCTCATAATTCAGCACTGTAAAGACTGTTCCAAGTTGATGCTGTTTCGTGCATATCCTCTGCAACCTCTCAAGTCGTTTAATAGTGCGATTTATAGTGGATACAGAGTAGGTTAAAACCTGCCGATTCTCGATGTATTTGAGGTCTTCCTGCAGCTTGCGAGTAGACCGTAACCACTGACCTCTCTTCAATGTGAGGTCGTCAGTAATTTTAACGCCATCCTCAGCGAATACTGCACTGCCATATATAAGGAAGAAAAGTCTGAACTCCACAATGTTTTGCCAGATTGGATTAGCGAACAACTCCCTGCTGGTTTGAAAAGCTCCGCCTGACATACCACATCACCAACGTTCATTTCGCAATTTCTTGAAAGTGATCAGTCAGCAGCTCACCGACATCTTTGTTCAACGTGTAGCGGCTGAGTCCGTCCCAAGTAGTGATAAGTTTCTCCAGTTCGATCCGTAGGCGCTGCTCGTGGTTGATTGGTTCTTCGACGGTGTAGCCATATTGGAGAGCGTTGACTAATTGAATGAAGCCATTTTTTCTTAATGCGTATTTATTCAAAGTTCCTTCTGCTTCAGTGGCGTCTGCTCGGCCCCCATGTGCTATTAACCAAGCCGCTTCATCAACCGTGTGACCTACTGCTTCTAATTTATTCATCGCTTCTGCAATCTCTTTAGGCAGCACAACCGGCACTCTTAATGCGTTCATTTGATTCTCAAACTCCTGCTTCTCAACATACAGTTTAGCTACATTCTCAGTCAGACGATCCGCAGCAGCTACTGCACGTTCTTCGTCCTCTGTTGCAATCTTTAGCTCAGTCTCGATCGTATCAATATGACTGAGTAGTTGTAGGATAGTGTCCCTACCGTATCTTTGAACGCTCTGCATGCTGGCTGAATTGCGGTTCGACTCCATATACTCAGGCGATTGTCTCATTCACAACACCTCCAATTCGTAATGTTTACCTGCCAGTAGCCCCTTCGCCTTAAGAGCTCTCTTCACTGTGCCCTGAGCAAGCGCCGGCATATTATTGTTGCTGGACATGTGGGTTAAGTAGATCTTTTCTCCGAGTCCATGTACTAATTTGGCGAGAGCCGAGGCAGCAGCCTCATTTGATAAATGACCCGTATCTGCCAGCACCCGGCTCTTCGTTACATCCGGATAATCACCGTTAACGACCATATCCTCATCGTGATTGCATTCGAATACGTAGATGTCGCTGTTAGCCATCGCATGAAGCATTTCATCAGTCACGTAGCCGGTATCCATCATCACGCTGACTTTGCCTGCCCCACTCTGTATCGCGAACCCCAGCGGCTCCATTGCATCGTGTGAGACGTTGAAAGCAGTCACGAACATGTGATTCGTAATACTAAAAGCTTCGAAGCAGATTGAATTACCGGCCTTGATGACTTTGCCGCTGTCTAGTCTTTCGAGCGCCTTAAGTGTCCCCTCACTGGCGTATACCGGTATCTTGTATTTATCAGCAAAACCTAGGCCGCGGCAGTGGTCCTGATGTTCATGTGTAATCCATATTGAGTGGATTTTCGTTGGGTCAATACCTGCAGCGAGCAGGATCTTCTCGACCTTTGTCTTTGGCAACCCGACATCAACCAGGATCGTTACAGCGCCGTTACTTATCGAAACACAGTTCCCATCTGACCCTGTGGCGTGGATTTTGACGTCAAACATCAGCCATCATTTGAGCGAAGAAACCAACTCTTCCGCTGAGTTTGTAAATTTCAATGCAATCCCGATCTTCCCCGCGTCGGAGAGCAATCAGGTTATTCTCTTCGTTGCGGTAAGTTTCATAATGAGGATTTTCGATAAATGCCCGCTTTGCCTCTTCCAGAAAGATCAAGTGTCTTTTTGTGATTTGCATAGAGTTATTCCTCCTCTTATTCCAGCTCATCGCCGGCAGATTCTAACTGCATCTTCATGATCTTGATCAAGCCTGTCAGTTCAGCGACAGTTGCTGATTCTCCCTTGATCTTGAGGTTTTCTCGGATGTATTCAGCCTGCTGAGCCTTCACAGTAATACCAAGCTGTTGGAAAATAGCGCCGACCTCTTTCCATTTGGCATCAACAGGATCGACAGCTGGTTCGGATGATGATGGTGATTGAGCCGCTGCTGCATTTACTTCGGCCGTGATATCTTTCCGTGTAGGTTGTTCAGGCTGCGTATAACCTTCTGGTGTGTTCAGTGACTCCATGTTTTCCTCAACAACAGAGGCGATATCGAACTGGGCTTTGATTGAACGGAAGCCTACATGCTTCTTGAACATATCCGGATCAGGCGAACCGTCTTCCATCTTCCAGAACTTCTGATTCTGGCCTTTAAGCAGCTTCTGTACTTCCATGACGTCCATCAACACGATAACTGGCTTGTGACCTTCACGTTTGGCGATCGAGTAAGCGGCAATTACTTTGCCCCGTGGGAACTTAACCTTGTGATTGATCTTAACGATTACACCTTCATCATCTGTTTCTGCTTCAAAGGTGTCCGCTTCGTTTTCACAAACCACTTGGTTAAAGACGCCTTGGTAGCCAGCTGACTTTTTAGCTAAAGAAAGCAGCCCTTCATATGAAACTCGGCTGTCCAGCTTACCACCGTACAAGATCGGGAAAGCGTGCTTCAATGCTGGGTCAAGGCCCATCCGGTTGCATTGGTACATGAAGAGATTGAATTGCGGAATGGTTAAGTCTTTGCCGATTGTTTCTTTCATTGTCATGAGCTCGTTAGCCCCGAAGTCACCGATCTGTACGATTTCATTTAGCTCTGATGCCACTTGAATTTGATTGTTTTTGTTATCCATTCAACTTCACTCCATCCACTTCTATTTTTAATTCTTGATCCGGTACCGCCCGGCCAGTGATAACCTGGTCGTAAGCTGTAATTGGTCCCGTATACTCACCCACGTTATCAATAAACACCGGTGCGATGACGCCTGTTTGTTTATGAAGGACTTCGGTTAACTCCAGCCCCGCAGCGATCTTCTCTCCGGTGGAAAGGAACTGATAATCCTTACCGTCCATCTGGATGCTGAAGTCTGGTTCGTATGCGTCGTTGGCTTTAACGTATTTGAACAGCCGGACTGATAAACGAGTGAACTTCGATTCGATCTCTGCTGCCTGCAGTTCGGCTTCCTTGGCTTTAAATGCCTTGATCGCATCGAGGATGAGTGTTGATTCTCGAAGGCTGGTAAGTGTTGTTGACTCGGTATCAACAGATTTAGCAAGCTCCTCTTGTAATGGCAGCCGATCTTTATGGGCTCTGATTTTAAGCATTACAACATCGTGTTTTGCTTCGATTCCATTGAGAATTGTCCGAAGTTCCGGTATGTCGATTTCCTGAGCATCACCCAGTGCAGCTATCGCAGCTTTCTTCTTGTGCTGGAGCACAGCATGTTTTGCTTTGTACGCATCTATCCGCTGCTGCTTATCAGCTATGACAGATTTAACAGCTTCCGGTTGTAATTGCTGATCACAAGTCCGGCATGTTTCCTTTATAGGCTCATCCTTTAGTGCCGGCCATGCTTCTTTTGAGGCTTCAACCTGAGCTGAGATTGTTATTAGTTCATGCTGAAGTTGACGATACCGATCGTTCGTTTCCCATGCTGCCGCGAGTTCTGGTTCATATTTGGCAAACTCATCCTTTAATGCAGCTGCCTCAGCTTCGAGCTCGGACAGATCGCCTACGGCTACCGGCAGACGCTCAATCATCTCGCGCAGCTTCTTGGTTGCCCCACCTGCTTCTGTATGAGCTTTTTCTTGCCGCGTCTTATCCTGCTTGTGCTTGCTCTCCAGATCGGCAATGGTGTTCTTCTTCAATAAAGGTTCCAGCTTTGCTGCATGCGGGTTAAGTATGATCTCCTTCGGCTTTTGCTCAGGCGAAGTGCGAGACATCTCTTGTAGTACAGTCGCTTTCAGTGGTGCAACAGCACCTTTCATTAGAAGCTCGCGCTGTTTGGTCCAGTTAAGATTGAAGAAGTATGCCGGGAAGTATAAGGACATGAATTCGTCTTGCGTTATGAGAGCTGATACTGCAGCGTTGAAGTCTGATGCTGATTTAGGAATGTCATTTATATAGAAGTTGTTTTTCTTCTTCTCATCGATCTCACGAGCAAATTTGTATTCAGTGCCGTCGATTGAAAGCAGGATTGAGGCGTAGACCCGATCGTATTCGTAATTGGTAGGCCGCGGGCTGTATTTGTCTTTGGTGTAGTCGGAACCCAGCAGGTCTTTACCGAACAGGATCCAGATGGGTGCAGTGCCGACCGATGTCTTGCCTTCCCCGTTCTTTCCGGATAGGTTTGTAACAGCGCCGAAGTTGATTGTGCGGTTCTTGATGCCGGCGAAGTTGTTGAGCTGCTCTTCGATTAAGCGAATAACTGGCATTAGGCTTGCACCTCACTAACTGGACCGTCGACCGCAATCTTCATCCACTCAACCAGACAAGGGAGTTTCTCGAGTTTAAGAATCACTTGCCCGTCTTCGTCGAGCAAATCAAACTCGATAGTTCCAATAGTCTTTTTATCAACGATCTCGATTACAACCGCGCCATTTACCTCTTCACCAACGGAATATGTTTTCTCAGTCGCGCCTTTGTAGACCGTGACTGACTGAATTACTAAAGCTTCTTCAACCACCGAAATTCCTCCTCAAACCCATTGATTTCGGGCTCAAACACCCGATTTTGGCAAAAAAATAATAGGGCCAGCTGAAAGCAGCTATTTGTCCGACATTTTATAAACGATCAATGCAGCATGCCAGCCAACTCCATCTTCGTCTGAAAAAGATGTGAATTTGATGTCAATGATTTCAACATCACTTCCAAGTTCGACCATCTTCTCGTTAACCACGGTTCCGAGGTCTTTTGCCGGTTGCTCTTGAACGAAGACCGTCCTTATATGCGCTGCGTTCCCCATAGTCACTGGCAGTTCCTCCTCACTATGTCTCGTTCAAGCTCTGCGATCTCGATGTCAAGCCAATCATGCTGAGAAGGATGTACCTCTGGTTGATTCCTAAACTCACACAATCTGTTCAGATGCAGGATAGCTTCGATCTTGGCTTTCAATATTTGGTACATGCGGCGCCTCCAGTCCTTTAAGACTCAGCTCAACGAGCTCGACGTACTGCTGGAAGCTTGCTCCGTGCTTATGTAGTTCGTGTTGTAGGTAGTTGGATTCAAGCTTACTGCGGCGTGCCTTCATGTTATTGAGTTGTAGCTTATAAGTGCGATACATGCTTCTCGCATGCTTTGCTTTGGCTAGATCACCATCTGCTTTGGCCCGATCCTCGAGTTGGAGGAAGAACATGCATTTGTTCATTACTCGCTGGATGCCGGTCATTGAATCGCCTCCTATTCAGGTGCATATTGACTAATTCCGATTTCCTCCTATCAGCGGAGCATCAATCCGTGTCTTTTTCGAGACACCCCGCATCAAAAAAATTTTCATATGGAACATTGAACATGTTGCTTAGCTTGGCGACTTCATCAGCGTAAAAACGAACATGTCCGTTTTCTTTCCTGGAATACGTAGTAATCGATATACCTAGAGTATCAGCGACTTCTTGCGCTTTCTTATTTGCGTTTATTCGTGCTGCCTTTACCGAAATCTTCATTCGTTCACCGCCTTTCCATAAGAACGTTTATTCGTGTCTCGCTTAGGACACACTCAGAATAGCACCACATTTTACCTTCGTCAACCCGTTTAAGACACGAATATTAATTTATCTTGATGGATGTGTCTTAATTGAGGTATACTGTTTTCAAGCCATTAATGAAGGGGATTTTAAAAATGACTGATGCAATCGGTACAAAAAAATTTTACGCTGCAACTGGCGCAAACATAAAAAAGTATCGTGATCTGAGAAATTACAGCCTTCAAGTCCTCGCTGAAAAAGTCGGGCTCACTAAGAAAACAATTCAACGTTACGAAAACGGTGAACATAGAATCGATACAGAGCGGCTTAAGGATTTGGCTGCAGCACTCGATGTTAGTGTCCTACAACTGACCGAAGGGGCCTATGAGAAATTGGGCATTGAGGTTGAGGAGACTGACAACATTACCCTTCCGATCGTCGGGAAGATTTCTTGCGGTAATGGCCAGCTCGCATATGAATACATCGAAGGTTATGAACCGACACCACGGTCCTGGATCAATGGTGGAGAGTACTTCTACCTCAGAGCTAAGGGAGATAGTATGCAAGGAGCCCGCATTTTCGATGGCGACCTGCTGCTGATTCGCAAGCAGGAAGAAGTTGAAGACGGAGAGATCGCTGCTGTGTTGATCGGGGAAGAAGCTGTACTGAAACGTGTATACCGCCAAGGAACAACGCTCGTTCTGCAGTCTGAAAACACAAATTACCCGCCGATCATTTGCACGGCAGGTGAAAATAACATATATATAATTGGTAAACTGAAAAAAGTAGTTATTACGTTTTAGCTTTCATGTCCACTTAATAATTCTCATATCATGGAGGCTAAACAGTATGGCAAAACTCGTCGGCGAGGTTAACAATGATTCTTTCTTAAGCAAATCACAAAACATAGTTAAGGGGCAAATCGGGGAGTTTGAGACAGGGAAACTTTTGTGCAAATACCTTCCTGAAGATTGTTATGTAATTGCTCACCCCACTATTGGCAAGTACGATCCCGACTTTATTATCTATTCTCCCAAATGGGGGTTTCGTATCATCGAGGTGAAGAACTGGTCAATAGATCCCATTAAGAACATACATAATGATGGCTCAATGGAATGGAAAAATAATGAGATCACAAATCCGCTTTATCAGGTAAAATTACATTATCAAGAACTTATTGAGCTTATTCAATCCAATTATCCATCACTAATAAATACATCCTTCGGTTATTTAGTAGTACATTATGGGTTCTCAAGACATGAAGTCCTAAGAAAATCATCTGGAAGTGAATCACTTTCAGAACAGTTCTGGAAACACCACTTATTCAGCGACCAGTTAAATGAATCGCTAGAGCATAGTCTCCAAAAAGCATTTAAATCAAAAAGAGGTTTTGGATTATCACAACGTAAGGCAGAAATTGAAAAGTTTATTAATCGAATTACTAATAATAAACTATATAGTATGAATATGAAAAACGAAAAAACAGTTGATATAGGATTACATAAAGAAGAGTACAATCCACGAATAGAAAATTTCAGATTTATATCACGTTTTATTGGAATTTTAATTATTTTACTCCTTGGCGCATGGATAATAAGTGTAACATTAACTAATATTGGTGCTAACAGTGAAGAATATCATTATGCAAACACAAGTAATAACCCTTTGATTGTTATAGAAGGCAAAGTATCAGGATTTAATTATAATAAGAAGAACGGCAACAAGTACATTACTTTGTTAATTGATGAAAATAATAACGTTACAGAAGAATATTTAATGATTCCCAAATCAACAAAAGTACCATACATAAATGTTGGACAGAAGTATTCTTTTACCGCATATTTTCTCGGTGCTGTTGATAGTTTTATTGTAACAAGTGTTTCGCACCTTACCGAATAATTATGTGGATTGTCAGATAAATCCTCCTCAAAGCCATTTAGAGGAGGATTTATCTATGATTATAGGTCAAACAAACCTGTTCTATCAGTAACCTCTAAATAACCTCAGTGGTATTCAAAGCAATGTGGATAAATAATCAGACTACCCGCCCCTCTTTCTTTCTCGGCATTACTTGGTTTTACAGTAGCTTGTGATCCACAATAGCTCTGCCCCATAAGCTTGTTGCAAGAAATGGAAATGATAACAAAGCAGCTAGAAAGCGAAAATTAATAAATTCACCTTTAGTTATATTTACTGTGACATCAGGTATTGTCCCTATTTTCGCAAAAAAATACATCCCCACAATTAGTGATATGGTACCGAAGAATGCAGAATGATAACCGAGGGCAACCTTAATTTGTTGTAGAAATTGCTTTTCCTTTGCACTCAACAGATATATATAAATCAAGCAATATAACGGTATGGAGTAAAACGGGAAATATACAACTAAATAGTGTGACGACCCTGATGTAATTAGAATGATAAGCATCAATAGTGTCAAAGTAATCACTAGCGGCGCAGCAATAAAGATTAATAATGTGATAGTAAAGACATTAGCTCTGGAAAATCTATACAAGAGTGTGACTAAGCTTGCTAAAAACAATAGCACTAAAAAAATTATAATGTCATTGTCTTTTTTTAACTCTTCCTTATTAGCAAGAGCGACGATAATACTGACTAATAGGCCAATCCCCCCCACGCCAAATATTAAAAACCTTCTTATTTGCATCAATAAATTCATCAATTCCCTCTCACTTTCATTAAATAGGTAAATTTTCCTGCAACAAAATTGTAAATATAGTCCAAAAGTTTGTCTAGTAAATAAATGGTTTTTATCTACTTTTATTATGAGGCGGTATTTACCCAAGAATAATACTCTGTGACTGAATATATGTAGCATAAGGTTAATTAGCAATAGTTAGCTTGTTTTACGAAATAGAATAAATTAAAGGAGATGGTATCTTGCACTTAAGTGAAAATTATTATCTTCGCCCCGCAACTAACCAAGATAAACCAATAATTATTGATTTATTACTGCGTCACTTTGACACAAAATATAAAACGGCTAATGAAGTATTAAAAAAGAACAAAACAATAGTTCTTTGTAATAAATATGAACGGATAGAAGGTGTATTGTCATATCGTTTTATTTTATCAAATACAATTTTTATTAGCTATGCAATTGTTGATTATGGAGTTCAAGGTAATGGTATAACTAAAAACTTCTTTCCAACTTTTTTAGAAAACGTTAAGAAGCAAGGTGTTGATGTAATTACTGGTGCAGTAAGTAACAAAAACAATAAAGCTCTGCTCATTTTCAAGAAATTTGGATTTAAAACTTTATATAAAACAAAAAAACGTCTGTTAATTGGGATGTCGACTTCATTGAACTTAAGTCATGGAAAGTCGAACGGTAGCCAAAATTCCAGTGGTGACCAGTGGAAGTCAAACGGTAGCCAAAATTCCAGTGGTGGCCAGTGGAAGTCAAACGGCAGCCACAATTCCAGTGCTGGTAAGTTGAAGTCAAACGGTAGCCAAAATTCCAGTGGTGGCCAGTGGAAGTCAAACGGTAGCCAAAATTCCAGTGCTGGTAAGTTGAAGTCAAATAATAAAAAACTTGATGTAGCCAGTAATGGTAGTCGATTGAAGTCTAAAAAATCCATAGCGTTAAGGCTAAACTCTAACATCAATAACAAGTAATAACCTTACAATAACTCTTTTAGTAGCTTCCCCTTTAGGAGCATCCAAAAAGGAGCCTTAAGCAACAATCTGACTCCGGTAAGAGTCAGATTGTTTGCTTGCTCAAACGTTAGAAAAATTTAAGAGGAGGTCTGTGAATTATACGCCTCAATTGAGTTAGGGATAAAGGACTTGAAGGATTATTTATATAATAACTTCTGTAAGCCACTGTTCTTTGGTTCAATGTAGCCATTGATGATGCTGCTGGAACGCTTGGGCTTGGTGAATGCATTACATTATTTTCATCTGAATTATGATTGGCGCCGGAATCTGGATCGAAACCATCTTTATTCATACCAGTCGGATCTGTACCAAAAAATGCATGACCTAATTCATGAGCTAAAGTATTTGGCCCCTTAATAAGATACATTAATACAAGTGCGGATACAGTTATTGGTGTTGGTGTTCCTCCGGTTGAAGACCTTCGAACATAAGTTTCTCCAGTATTACCAGCTAGATTTGTTGTAAGGTCAGTATATATTACAGGTATTCTTCTACTATTTTTCTGATTTATACTTTCAACCCACTCAATAAGTGTCCTGCCTATAGGATTTATGAACCGGAAGGCATTATCTGTTTCAACACTTCTTGAGGATACTAATTGATAAGCTACATAAATAATTTCATAACCGACTGATATATTCCATATTGTTTCAACACTATTAATATCGTTTCTAATACTTGCTGCAATACCCGGTCTAGACTCAATACCCCTACCTGGTTGTATTAGGACAAATATACTTAAAGTCACTGAGGCCTTTCTAGTTGAAGCAGGTACCAAGTCCTCTCTACTAATAATTCTCGGTGGATTAGGTCTTTTGGTAATACTTGTATTTTTGGGTGATTTCCCCATTTATTGCACCATCCTTTTTTTAAAATGCATTTATATAGGAGATGCAATACTATAAAAACATGCTTAGACTAATGCTATAGTGCATTCATATTATTTAATTTTAGAGTTAGTGTAAAACAGCAACTTATGTCTCATCATTTCTATAGTAATCGTCTACTATTATGGGACATGGAAGCTTTGTTATAAACCTCGCATAACCATCTTTGTTCTTAATCAGATTCAAGCTATGATGACGTGGTAGCTTAAGCAGATCCTCCTCTGTATATGGATATAGTTCGCTGCTTAGCTCCTTGTAATTGTTCTTATCACAGCCACTGATCAGCATATATGAGGCATTGGCAGATCGCAGCTCATCGCGGATATGTCGGATCTGATTGAGGTAATGGGCGCTGATTATTGGCTTTGCTCCGAACTTAGCCAAACGGCTTATCTTCTCTGTAAGGAGTTTCTCTGTATTCTCCACCTGGTACAATTCATCAATTATGACATTCAGCTTAGTCAGCTTCCCCCGATCGGGTATCTGTTGCCCGCGTATCTGGAGTGCAAGCCATATCTTTGCTAGCCAATAAGTCGTATAGATGTCGCGCTCTCCATCTGTTTGGAACATGGTCTCTGGCATCTTCAAACAGATCAATTGATTTTTCTGGATCTCTTGAACCAGATCGATGTTCCCAGCAGTTGATTTCTTAAGCATTTGCTCCATCCAAGTATTCGCTTTGAGTTTATTCAGACGATCAATTACACCAGTGATAAGGTGATCTTTTGTCCCACATAACACTGATTCAACTATAGTTTCTTTCCCAACCTTCGTTTTCACATCTTTGTATTCATCAAGCTCCTCAAGATTATTCATGTACTCTTCTAAGTTTTCGAAATGCACTTTTGGTACTTTTTCAAGGAAAGAATGTCGAGCACGATGGTTCTGCAGCACATTGAATACATCCTTGATGCTCCCTCCAGTAATGAACACGACGAGTGCTGCACTTGTTAAGTACCGTTCCATCTTAGCCGTCAGCCTGGTATCGTCAGCATTGATTGAATTGATTAGAACCATCAGCTGCGTGGTCTGCTTTTTAGCGTTATCGTATTGGAAAAAAGGGTCTGGGGTATGAGGGACTTCATTAAATCCTAAACCTTGGATTTTACGAGGATCAGCACAATCAATAACTAATGTTTTATCTTTAGGGAATAGTTCTGAAACCTCGGTACTTAACTCGCAGTTTTTAACGAAGTCAAAGATAAATACACTCTCTCCCGCATTAATTGCGTCTCGGCTTAAGTTACCGATCAGCGTAGATTTACCTGCACGTGTAGGTCCGATAATAGCAAGCATGAGGTTTTTGTATTCTTTGTCTGTCGATAGATAAGCTGCCTGATCATTTCCACGATACTTGTTAGTGCCAATACTCATCACGCCTTGTTTCAGATCGTCCGGCACTTGGGTTTCCTGCGTCTCTACCTTGTCAATGAAGTCATATCGTTCTAAGACGCCTCTACCAGGCAGCTCGAGGAAGTTCTGGGCTTCAAGGTCACCTACCTTATTCTTCTCTGCTCCTGGAAGATAGCGGTCTGTGAAGAGGAACTGCCGTCGATAAGGCTTATACAGCAGCCTATTGTCTTCTGACACTGTATCAAATGACTGTGCCAGACTTCGAGCTGCGTTCCTCTCACGGAGTTTATCCGGACTCTCAGCCATCACTACGATCTGCGTATCAATTATCGTGCTGGCTGCTTTCTTTGTCGTGCTCTCACTTATCTTGCGGCCTCCATTAAGCCGATCAAGCAGAGTATCCATATAATCACCACCAGCTGCTGCACCTTTCTTTTCGCTAAGTGATTCAGCAATCTCCTTAAATACAGCATTGCCTGCAGCAATCAAATAACGGAATAGATACCATGTGCCCATCTTATTGCGGTCCACTGGAAGACGGCGGTTAACCTTATCGATTGTAGCCTTGTAGAGATGCCTCCAGCTGAGTTGGGAAGTAGGGATGAAGTTGTACATGATAGCGAGCTTATCGCCTTCCTCCAGCAGTTCTACAGCGTTCAGGTTACTGGTCAGCAGGTCGTTGTTACGGCGGTCTGTAGCCACGCTCATGGCATCCTCTTTCTCGTAGACCAACTCATACCGTGTGGCTGTTGAACTAAAGCCCGGAAGTTCTGCAACCTCCTCGATCGTCACCTGACCCCATACGTCCGACAACTTCTCCCGAAGAAAGGCAAGATGCTGCCGTGGTACGATGAAGAAGAACTCAACCTTACGCTGCTCCATGTAAATGTAATAGCCAACCTTCGCCGGCATTGTGTAGCGATACCTCGTACCGAGTACGAATTCTCTCCCGAATGCTTTAACCAGTTTGTGTTCTTCGATTTTGATGTTAGCGAGTGCGGTTTTGTGTAGCGCGGCAATTGCTCTGGCGATCTTGTAAGTCCCTTGATTGCGGACAGCATTGTTTGGTTTGATTCGAAGGTAAACATATTCGGGTTGAGTTACCTGCAGATATTTCGTTAACGTGATGCTTTTCATTCTGCTACACCGCCCAACAAGTATCTTAATAACGCGACGGAAATGAATGTCATTCCCGCCCAGCGGTAACCATTCTTGAGCCCCACTGCACCCAGTATAATGAGCGCTGTACATGCAACCAGACCGAGTTCATAAAAGACGATAGAAGCTGCCTGCAACCAGTCGAGAGCGTGTGCGGCGAGGCTATGTGCCACTTGATCCTTGACTGCATCCCCGATACTATGGGGCACCTTCTCTGCAATAAACAGCGCTGGACCTTTAATGCCTAGGAAGGACGGTCCTGCTATTTCTCCGGAGTAGTGTTGCACTGCATTCACTAACGGTGTGGGATCAGCCACATACCCGTCATGTAGTAAGGCAAAGTGCAGGTGCGGTCCTGTGCTGTGTCCTGTGTTCCCACTTAGTGCGATTAAATCTCCGGCATCAACGTGGTCTCCTGGTTTAACCGCTACCTTGTCGAGGTGGCCGTAAACATGAACATCGCCATTCTCAGCACGAACGTAAACTCCATTACCCATCAGCTTGTTATTGATGACCTTCTCAATAGTTCCATCTGCAATGCTGTGAAGTTCAGTTCCCGGCGGCATAGCCAGATCGATGCCCTTATGAACCCGGCCGCCGCGGATCTCCTCTAACACCCCATACTCGGATGAAATACGAAACTTCATCGGCATATCAGGTCATCTCCTCAAACAAACCTTCAATCTGATCAAAAGCCCACGGCAACCCCAACAGGATCACGTACACCAACATATAAGCTAAACCGGCTTTACGAGCTGCCACGAAATCACCTTGCACCGTATGGCTGATTGTGTCAAAAGCACCCTTCATAAGAACAATCCATTTCCCAATTCCGATGAGTTTGTGGTAAAGCTTACCCGCGTTCTCATCGATACTAGAATCAGCAGCAAATGCAGTGACATCCAGACCGATCAACATAACCAGAGTCATTGCTCCGATCCGATAAACGACTTTATGGCGCTCAACGTGTTCGACAATGATTTCAACACCGGAGCGCACCTTCTCGAGGATACGCTCGATATGGTTATTTTTTTTGTTGCAATATAATTTATATGGAAGTGGTGCAATTTCACACATCCCTGCATCAGTTAGACAAAATTTCATAACTTCCCTCCTGTACTTGCATTATTTCCGATGAGGTATCATAGGCTGAGGGTAAACCGCCCGCAGCGCCTTGCCCGTACTGCGCCTATGGCGGTTTTCGCTATTTAATCGCCTTAAAAGCATTGATGATACGAGCCGGCCCGATATCAAGACCCATGCTGGCAATGGCGTTAACAATCCCAGGCAAACAAACGACAGCGATACAGCCGAGGATAATATAAGCTGTTGTTTTGATGACTTCGAAGTAATGCTGCTCCAATCTTTCGAGTTCTTCAATTTTCTCAAGTTCCCTTCCGTTAATTTTGATTGTCATGGTAATTCCCCCCTCATATAAAAGCACTCGCATTAAAATCATCATTTAGCGAAGTTGATGCAGGCTTAGTGTTACGTCCACCAACTGCCGCGCCACCTTCCATATCCCTCTGTATCAATCTCTTTAGGTATCCAGATCGGTTCGGTCTGCTACATACCCACTCGTGCATCTTTGCTTGATCCGGGTCTAACATATTAAAGCAAACCGGTATCTTATTGATTTTCTTAGCCATACACCTTCCTCGCGATCATATAGAATGCCCGGACATTCGCTGTCACCGGATCCGGAATAACCTCGACATTTTGGAAGTATGGGCGAAGCAACTCCAGCATTGCCAATGCCCCGCCGCCACAAAGATACACCTTCTCCTCCGATTGCCATTTTGCCGCCCTCGCTGCACGAGCTATTTGATGTGCAAGCGCGGATATGCCGCCTCTTGTTGTCTCAACCCCTGTACTTAATGTGAAACTGCCCAAATCATTGAATTGCCTATCGATCAAAGTTCCGAAGTTCACTGTCCCGCTGCCGATATCAATCACCCTGGTTAAACCAGCACCAGCTACCAGCAACCCAGCAGAAACACCTTCGGCTGCGACCTCGCAACGTTGAACCAAGATTATGCGCCGTTGACCATTCACTGTGATGTCGTGCTTGCGCTGCAACATCTCTTTAATCGCTGTCTTCTCGCCAAGCGTGTGCGTCTTAATCGGCTGGCCTACAATGATCCGTGGTGCTGGGTCTGGACAGTATTGGTGTAATGCAAGCAATACACGTAGGACAGCCTCTGGATGCGCTTTGGTATCTCCTTTCATACTGTCTGCACAGTCACTTTCTCGCTGCGCTAATGTGCCAGCAAAGCCTTTACCCCCGTTGTACTCCCATTCAAAGTCGTATAACCCATTACTCTCGATATTCCGCTGTCGCCAATCGTAGCTGATCGTCGCGGGGAACTGACGGAGCTGAACGCCGTCATACGACTTTACTGTCGAACCGCCGCCGTCAATGGTAAGAATCGTCATGCTGTAATACCGCCTCCTCTAGCTGTCGTCACCGGTGGTATCACTACCAAGCTGTTGAAGCCTGTCGTTTAATCACTGGTTATGTCACTAGCCTATGGTGATGGCTTGGGAGAGTTTCCGCATATGCAGAAAGAGCACAGTATAAATTTTGATAGTCTCGTCCAAAATAATAGAAAGATAATGGAAGAGACGAAGGTGAGTATGATGTTTAGGATTGGTAAGAAGAGAACTAAATACGGAGAGTTTCTTGATGATAATAAGATATTTCAGGAAAGAGTTAGCGAGGAAACGGGATTGCATCGGGATACAATGACCCGCGTTTGCAATAATCCAGAATATATCGTTCGAAAAAGCACACGCAAATTACTGACTGATGCTGCTCGTAAATTATCAGGTAAGAATGTCCGTCCCGAAGACTTTTGGCCGCCCATGGGGTGAATATCACTTGCGACTTTCGGGGATAATTTTTTCATTAAAACCGAAGGAGTTGCGAACTATGGATGTCATTCTTGGACTGATCGCTGGAGCTATTTACTTTGGTGCTATTGGTATAATTGAACTTACCTTTAGTTGGCTCAATATAACTTAAGAAGCGAAAAACGAAACATGCCCACTGACCGCTTAGGTCAGTGGGCATTTGTCTGATCAATTTCCTATTGCTGGAATCTAGTTCTAAAGGTATACTAAAACCAAATTTGAAATGGGTGATAGGCCTCATGGGAGCGAAGAATAAAGTGATCGCTGGAGATTACGAAGGAAAGCGTATTTCATCCAACTTTGGTATTGTTGCAATATCTAATGGATTTAAAAATGTACAGTTAAACAAAGATTCAATTGAAGGATATGAAGTAATGGACGAATCTCACAGCAAGAGTGCTGTTAGTGCAGTTGGCCGGGGATTAGTAGGAGGATTCTTACTTGGACCTGTTGGGTTATTAGCTGGACTTTCAGCTAAAACAAAAGGAGTCCATATTGTTGCGTTGCAGTTTAAAGATGGAAAGAAGAGCCTAGTTGAGGTTGATGAGAAGATATTTAGATGCATTATCAAAAATTGCTTTTAAGACAGAGTCTAGGTGCTTTAACAACAGATTTTGGAACAATTAACTGAGAGGGAGTGGAGATAACGGAACTAATAATATTTTTCATACTGGGGTTTATAGCGATGTACTTCTGGCAGAAAAGAAAAAAAAAGTCGATTAATACCTCCGAAGTATTTGCTGAATCAATATCGGATGAACTGACTGATCAAATCAAGAAACTTGCTGATCTGAGAGATACGGGGCTCCTTACAGAAGAGGAATTCGCGCTCAAAAAGAAACAACTTCTAGGCATATGAAGCACAGATAGGCCAGGAAGACCTAAAGTAGGAGGAGGCATTCCATTGAAATTAACAAAGTATCTTATAGCATTCATTCTTGTATTTTCTGCCTCAATCGGCATTGTGTATGCAGCTCAAAATGCTCGCGTAAAGTCAGCTGATGTAGAATGGACATTTGTTGGCAAGGATCAGGAAAAGCTTCTGATCGATACGATTAAATCCTCAAAGAGTACGCTCGACATTGCAATCTACAGCCTTACGGATCCAGATATCGTAGCCGCTATAAAGGATGCTAAAAAGCGTAAAGTCAATGTTAGGATCATCACAGATAAGGTTCAAGCAGCAGGTAAATCTCAGACTGAAGCACTTAAGATACTCGGTAGTGCAGGCATTCCAATCAAGGTCAATTCACATAGTGGTCTAATGCATATCAAGATGACGATCGCTGACAAGAAGATTGGAACAACTGGCTCATTTAATTACTCTCAGGCTGCGAGTGAGCAGAACGATGAGATACTGATGGTAATCAGGACCGCAGATGTGGCGAAGAATTTCTCTGCTCAGTTCGACAAAATGTGGGCTGACACGAAGCGGTTTAAAAGCGTGGAGTACAAGATCGCTCAATCAACTACACCTACAACTCCGCCTGCGTCCTCTAATGTCGTTTACGCAAATTGTTCAGCGGTCAAAGCAGCTGGCAAAGCTCCAATTAGAAAAGGTGATCCAGGGTACAGCACCAAGCTCGACAAAGATGGCGATGGAATTGCTTGCGAAACTTAATTACAAACAAAAAAAGCCCACCAGCCTATATGCGGCTGGTGGGCTTTCACTATTTCTTGGCGGTTAAATCGACTCGTTTAGCGTTTCCGTCCCACTTCACTGACGCTCCAAGAGACTCAGCGACTGAACGGACAGGAACATAAGTAACGCCTGCTTTATCGTCATACAGACCGTCTGTGAGCTTCTTTCCATTGACATATACATCGATCTTCTCCAAGTCCTCATCCTCCTCCTCTTTGTCATGAACCGTCAGGTCGTTTGTTTTGATGATCGACATCAGTTTGCTGGCATAGTCAGGATCTGTTGCATACCCGCAAGCATACAGCGCAGCAGTCTGTGCCTCAGGTGTCTTGGCCGCTCGTACACGATCATAACGGGTCTTTGTGAAGAGGAGATCCTGATCCTTATAGAAGTCATAGATCGAATCGTATGCACGCCAGTTTGCCGCTGTGTTGATCGTCTTGCCTGCGTACACTTCCCATGTAGCTGTGTTGACTGTTCGACCTTTCCAGTAGGCATTAGTTATGCCGCTACCAACCTTATATCCGCCAAGGTTAAACCAATCATGGATACGGCCGCCAGTCTCCAACCAGTTCTGAGCCAGTCGGACACTTGGTAGGAGCGGAGATCCTTCTTTCCACACTCGAATAACAGTCGGAGTTAAGAACTCAAAGAACGCGGCCTTATTAAACTGATGCGTCATTATCTTTTGCCTCCTCCTTGGCAGAAAGAACTGTGTCCACTTGTTGGTATTTGCTTTTAAGTACTGTAATAATCGGTGCGATGTATTTACTTAGAGGCAAACCCAGCCTCCCATAATTCTCAGCAAGAGAAATCAGTTCATTAGCGAGGAAAGCAGACAGCAAGCCCATCATGATGTAATTAAGTTCGAATGCCAGGTCAACACGATGACCAAAGTAAACTGCCGCGATCATCAATAACTTCTTTACCAAGCCCCAAAATCCAACTTGACTGCTTAACCCCTTCTGTTCCTTAAGCGAAGCGGCAACTCCCGTTAGGTAATCAAACAATAGGGCCAAAAAGAATATCTCCAGCATGCCGCTCCACCCCCCAAATGCATAAGTAGCAATCGCTCCGAAAGCCCCTGCTAACCAATTCATGATATGGACATTCTTCATCTCCCACGCTCCTAATCAAAATAAAAAGCCCCGCATATAGCGGAGCTTTAAAATGTTTTTATTAAGCGTGTTAGTTTAACACACGCTTCTGTGCCAAGGATTTCTCAGTACTTTTTCTTTTAGCGTAACTGGATAAATGTTTACCAATTCTAATTGCTGGCAGTTCAATTAAGTGATAAGCAACGCTCGATATAGCTAGAGCTGCTAAGAACGATAACACGGTGATCAGCCAGATTGGCAACTGACCATTAAACAGATGAACCAAACTAATTAGAACAATAAAATGATACAGGTACAGGCTGTAAGAAATGCGGCCAAGGTAATGAATCGGTTTTACCAACAGCACTCTTGAGAAGGCTTTTGAGTATAGAGCAAATAGTATGAAGATACTCGCTCCTACTGTGATGATCCAGTCGTTAATGATTTCGAGGTGAATGATCTTAATATCGTAGAAAAACCACCACGAATAGGTATAACTCAATACTGCAAACACGAGAAGTATTGCCGATTTAGCTGCAGTCAACTTCATGAAAAATTGCTGTAATGTGTTCTTATGTTTCGCGAGCAATGAGCCTACAACAAATATTCCAAGATACTGAAGCGTTGTTACCAGTTCATTCCCATGAAACGGATAAGCAATGTACTTCCCACTGAAGCCAGCCAACGAAATTAACACAGCCAGAATTAAGCTGTTTCTCCATGACAAACGATTTACTGCAAACACCACTAGCGGGAAGATAATCGAAATCCTCATTTCATGAACAAGTGTCCATAGCACCGCATTGTATTCGTTCATCATGCTGCCTGGCAGAAGGATCAAAGATAAGTGAGCTAGGATTGCTTTGATTGAGATTGGATCAACCCACCGAATATTGAACCACTCACTCAATCCACTAACAACACCACTATATAGCGAAACGCAAGCAATCAGTGCGATCACGACTGCAATTAAGTAAGGCAGATAAATCCGGCAGATCCTTCTAATTAAGTAAGGTATGTATGCCTGTTTGCTCTTCAGGAAAGGCAAGGTCAGTACAAACCCACTCAATAGAAAGAATAAAATTACCGCTTCATGTCCTCCCCATAGTAGATGCAACGGAGAATACGTTAACGCTTTTACCCAGATACTTCCTTCTCCATCTGGATTAGAGTACAAGTAATCCATTGCCGGGAAGATCAATAAGAAGTGGCAGAACACAACAGTCAGTGCTGCCAAGCCCCTTAATGAATCCAATTCCTCGAACCTTCGCACACCGCTCATCTCCTCAAATAAAATCATTTGAGTATAATAATGGGGCAAAAGTCCTGATTGATCAAGTATTTTCCATTAAACCCAAAACAATGTATAGTTACGCTAATGATGAAATAACCGTTGAGATCTGGCCATTATCGTGATATGCAGAATAGATTCTTATCTCCGCAATATAACCGTTTAATGACTCAGCCCATACACCAGACCCGTTATAGGTCCCACCCATATTGATTTTTTGCGTGCCGGCATTCTGTGAAATAATAGACAATGCTCCATTGCTGACGTTGTCAAAGAACGCTTCGATTGTAGTTGGAGTATGTCGTGCCACAAAGGTATGCCATTGACTCTGTACCAACGTGCCGCTTTGTTGGTCGACCAAGCCACTTGTACCATTAAATCCAACAGCTTTAAATGATGTTGAATCAACAGTTTCATGCCACAAACGCGGACCACTTCCTAAGAGGTCCTGCGAAATAATTGTCTGATTTGATACCGGAAGTTGGTCGAATAGAACTCTAATGTAAACCGTCATGTATTGAGGCATTATAACGTTTCCAGTCGAAAGTTTCTGCGAACCGCCTGTAAAAAAGACAGCAGCCTTGCCGTTCTTGGCAATTTTAAACGTAGGGTTCTCCCCGCTAGATGCAGATGTGAGGTTATTACTGTTAGTACTCTTATCATTCCATGTGCTAATGCTGGCGCCGTCTCCGCTTGCTGACAAATCACTTGCTAGCCAATGAGCCAGTAAATTTGCTGTGGTACTGAATGGCGCTATCGTATAAGTTACTGATTGGATAGCAGATACATTGCCAAATGAGTCGACACCAAAGAATTTCAGAGTCTTGTTGTCCGAAATCGCTATAGGTGATTTATATCTTGTCCCATTTGCAGTTGTAGGAGTAGAACCATCAAGGGTATAGAAAATCAAAGCCCCCTTATCAGATGTCAAACTCACAATTTGTGCTCCACTATATGAACCGGCAGGTATTGAAGCTGTAATCACAGGAGGAACATTGTCTGGTGGAATAGTTGCCCTAGGCAGCTGGCTCCCGCCCACTGCTCATGATTTTATCGAACTCATTTTCGACGATGTCAGTCCATTGGTCTTCAATTTCTACCGTCGCTTTATCGAAAACGTGAAAGCCCTCTTTGAAGCCATGCTCTGAACCGTCTTTGCCTACAATCCGGTGTCCAAGCTCGATGAGGTGACCGTGTGGAGCCCGGGTGTAAACTCGAACTTTGTACCAACCCGCTCCTGCATCCATCCACACCTTGCCTCGTTTAATGGATTTCAAGTATGTTCCCGTTTTCTTCTGAACCAGCTGCCGCGCCTTTCTAGCAACGATGGTCCTAGCCTTCGAACCGGACCGCATCATAAGCTGCTTAGCCTGCTTCGGGAAGTGCTTTTGAAGATCTTCCAACTCCCGAACGAATACAGACAATGGATTCATCTTGATATCAAAATCATCCATTGAAATTCAACTCCTGCATGAGCACTTCCGGATCCACGTTCTCGATATCCTCGGAAAAAGCAAAATTGAAGTTGTAGTAAAGGACCTTATCGACGACATCAGAGTCAGCAGTTTCAATCGTTATCGTCCGGTCTGAAACTCGGAAGTTCAGTCCGAACAAAATCTCCAGCCGATCTTGCACATCGTAAGTTTCTTCTTTGGATGCGTTACGATTGGTCGGGAAGTAACGGATTCTACAGGTCATCTCCCGATAAAGAGAAAACTGATTAGACTCAGTCCGAGGTGTTTCAAGCGAAACGTAAAAAGAGGGCCTTGAGAAGCCCTCTTCAATATCGCTGCTTTGTAACGGCACGCCGGAGAATGCAGTTGTTATTCGTTCATTAATGGCTTTGTTGATTTGGGCTCGAGTAATCATGGTGTCACCCTCTCTGCACTGATGATCAGAGTTTCGTGGCGGTTAAGCGGATCCTCGATAAAGCGGATATCGTACCGGTTGCCATCGATCTTAAGAAACATATCCGGTCTTATACCTTCTCGATAGACCATTGTGACCGAAACATAATTGGTGGTCTCAGTGATCCCATCTGAGCTGTTTGAGCCCCCGCCATTCTGTTCCACTCGCGCCGGCACAGTGAAGAGTAGTCTTTCAACTGGTTGCATCTCTCCCATGTTGTTTGTGCCCGTAATATGGTGCCAAATCTCTACGATGTTCTGCAGCCGGGCTAAGTTGGTTTGTACGTCATTGACTGACTGACAAGTTAACTCGATTGTTTCGTCATTCCGGCTGTACGTCCGAAGGATGATGTAATCAACGCCGTTATGCTGCAGCTTCTGCTCACCTTCGTATTCAACGGAACGGACTTCGAAGATAATCGTTGGCTTCAAATTGTTTGCGAAAGCCTGGTAAAACTCAGATCGAGCAACCGACTTCTTATTGGCAAATACAGTTCTATCAGTTTCAGCTACTGACTGATTATCAGTGCCGACCAGCGACAGACTAAACAGTTTGACAACGTCACGCCACATCATGGGCTTTCACCGACCGTGTATTCCCCGGATAAAGTGAGATGGTTTTTTAACATCTCGTAAGCTGCCAGCAGCCGTTCATGATCTGGGTTGTCATAGCCGAAATGTGCTTTTGTATATACGGTGATTGCACGAGTTATTAAAGCATCTGTCTCGTCGTTCGCTTTGATAGACAAAACGCCCGACAGAACTAAATCCTGTCGGGCTGCCGCAATCAACCCACTCACTTCTTCATCAAATGCCGCGGCACTGATTCTGAGTGAGGTTTTTACTCGATCAATCAGCGCTGCCATCATCAGCACTCCGCTTACGACCGCGATTCGCTTTTTCTTCTGCCTCGAGATATCCAAGTTTGGTTAACTCGGCAATACGTTCAGGTGAACCTTCATAGGTATCTCCTGGCTCGTACTCTTTCCCATCCAGCTTACACAGAATGTATTGGGTTACTTTAGCTTCAGCCATTCAGTAAGCCCTCCTTATACGGATTTCTTAACGCGCAAGAAGCCGTTTTTCGATACAACGTTACCGCCGGCGAAGATGGAACCGCGGTGAGCAATCATGCCTTGTTTGAATTTGAAGTCAGTAGAACGTTGTACGTCCAGGTCACTGAACACAGTCAACAAGTAGTTGGAAAGTGGACCGTAAGCCATACCGAATTGGCCAGCAGTCGTTGCAGCATCAGTAATCGCTTTGCACGCACTGTTGATGATGAACGGTACGCCATCGATTGTACCTGTGTTACCGTTGGATACGACGTTGTAGATTTTCTTACCGTCCGTTCCACGCAGCTTCGCGAATGCCTTGAGATCTTTCTTGTTCAGGATAAGAACCGCTGCGTCTTCAACCTCTTCGTCGCCTCCGAAGCTGAAGATAATGTCATCCAGCGTCGATGCATCAATCGCAGAGATCGCCAAGTCCGTAGAAGCATCGATTGCTGTAGCCGCAGTAGAGAAAATACCAGTCAATCGATTGGCAGCTCCGGTACCGATGAGGATTTCACGAGTGAGTTTCTTACGGCTGGCAATCGTGATGCCTTTCATTACTTCGCCATCGTAATCTGCGTCAGGAAGTTTCATGATTTCTTCGGAATCTTCTGCGTACGCAGTAACCTTCGTTTTGTTGATATCCGCGTATGCAAATGTAGGCTCTGCAGTGTTGTAGTCATCGCCTTCAGCAGCCGTGTAATCAGCTGTACCATATCCAACAATGTACGGTTGACGGAAAGTTTCGCCGCCTTTAAGTTCTTTATAGCCAACACGGTCAATCAGAGACGAAACCTGATTAAATGTTGGTCGAATATCCGACGCACTATGACGAGGTGTTACAACAGTTCCAGCCCCAACTGTCACCGCGTTGTTTGCTTTCAACGCTTTACCACGTGCTGAGTTACGCGCGATTTGTGGAGTTGGTTCTTGTGTAGCTGCGAGAACAGTACCGCCCGCTCCTTCATCGTCGTTACCGTCTTTAATAATCGATGCGTTAGTCAGAACAGCCAGACGGCCTTGCATAGCTGCAGCATTTGCCTGAGCCTTTGCAGCATCCTCATACTGTGCATCCAGTGCCTTGATTTCATTTTCTTTCGCTTCGTACTCATCCAATTTGCCGGCATTAATCAGCTGATCAGCTTCGTTCAAAAGAGTCTTACGTTTAGCCAGATATTCATTCTTTGTCATTACAAATCCACGCTCCTCAATTTGAGTAAATTTAATTTTGCGGCATATTGCCGTTGTTTCATTTCATCGACTTGTGGTTCAGCAACAACACTTGCTACCGGAGCTGGAGCTCCACCTGCTTTCAAATGAGCTCTCATTTTCTCCATGACTTCTGGAGGCAATAGACCAGCAAATCCACCAGTACTAGCAGCGAGTTTCTTTTCTGAATCAAACATAATCTCGTCTGCAAAGCCTTTTTCTAAGGCTTGCTGAGCGCTCAACCACGTTTCCTTGTCCATCATGTCCAGCAGCTCTTGCTCTTCCAAATTTGTTTTCAGTCTGTAAGCATTTGCTATGGACGTGTTCATATTTTTCAATACATCCGACGTGTGCTGCATATCACGGTAATCGCCTGAAGAATAAGACCAGACGTTATGAATCATGATCTGTGCTGTCGGAGAAATCTGTACAGTGTCACAGCCCATTGCGCCAACACTTGCTGCACTAGCTGCTAACCCAACTATCTTGCCGATCGTCTTGCCACGGTAAGCTTTGATCAGCGAGTAAATCTCTGAACCCGCAAATACGGATCCGCCGCCCGAGTTAATAAACACATCGACTGCTTCTCCATTTGCATCATTGAGTTCCCTTTGAACATCCCCTGGACTTGTAGCTGCTATCTCAAACCAATCGTAGATCCACTTCTCGTCATCTCCGACGATTACACCTTTGATATTGACTGTCTTAGGCACCTTTTCCACCTCCTTTCGTGCTAGTTGCTTTGCCATCGTCTACGACTGCTGTATCAAGACGGCGAATCGCTTTGTCGCCACCCTCAATTGGAGGGAGATTCATAACGCGCCGCCATTCGTTCGGTGTCATTGCACCGCGGTCGACCATCTGCATGAGCTGCAGCTTCGTGTTCATGCTGGCGAAGGATAAGTCGCCTGAATCAAGAGTGATTCGATTCCCAAACCCACGCTCTCGACGAGAGAAGAACTTACGTGTCATCTCCCCAGCGATCTGCATGGCCAATGGTTCAACCTCAGCCTCATACCAAGCCGTCCATTCGTCCTCGTCATACTTTGCTTGAACGATGTTTTCATTCACACCAAAAAAGCTATGAACTCGGTTCACAGCTTCTTTCTGCAGCGATGTAGGAGGGACATATGCGTTAGGCTTGACTTGCTCCAGGTCATAACGCGGGTCAGCATAAGCAACACCATCGTCATTATCTAGAGTTAGGTAGCTATTTACGAATTCACTGACCTGTAACTCCCGGTCGGTTTTCTTCAAAACTTGCTTGAACTTCATAATCCAGCGAATTGTTGCGGATGTTTTGACCGCATTAACGATGGATTGGTCTGAAGCATTCAGAGTTTCAAGTAACGATTCAAGCGCATCAGCCTTTGGGCTCCCAAATACGTCATTATCACTATAGTCATCCCTCAAGTGAATAACATCAGAATAAGGGACTGTCATCGTGCTTCCTCGTGGAAGCCAAAACTTCAGAGACAGCTCATTGTTATCATTGCGTATGGCCTCAACTCTGGTTGCCATTGTAATCGGATAAAGCTGCATCGGATACCCGTTATCATCTCGATAGATAAGGGCAAATGCGTTGTTATTCAGCTGCACCTGTGTCGCCATTTTCTCCAGCATCATCTGACCAGTTGAATAAGGATTCGGCTCCTCAAGAAGAAACCGCAGATAAGCATCCGGGTTCACTTTAATTGATCCGTCTGGGCTTTCACGTATATGCAGTGGAACTAGCTTTCCGGCAGCCTTTACTTTTGGCCGTATCGCAGAGCGAACTACATCTGATTTGTACAGACTGCCATTCCAACTGGTGTACCAGTCACCGCGATCACTAACGAGCTTTACTCTCAGAGGACCATCATCTGCTGCAGATCGAAAAATCTTATTCCAAAACCCCAATTTTTCTCACCCCCTTCACGGCTGGAATGTTTCAAAGTCATCTACGCATCGTTTGTAAGCAATGTAGGCAATTAAAAAAGACACATATCCATCGATACGTGCCCTGCTCTTCGACTTGTCCGGCTGTATATTGCTGTTGGTGTCGATCTTAGCCGCAGTGTTCGTAACACACCATCGGAAGAGTCCGTTTTGTGGGCTGAATAGAATGACCTTATCCTCAAATAGCGATTTCGTTTCCCTCATAGGAGTAGATAACGATTTAGAACCCATCGCCACTGGGAACGTCACGCCGCGGCCGTCTGGATCCTCCCGCGGGAAGCCGTTTGCCTCCATATCATCGACCCAGTCACCACCGTGCCAGCGGTCGTAGCCAATCTTCCAGAAGGTCACACCATAAGTGTTAGCCAACTCAACATACCAAGCCGTTACATCCGATTTCCGAACCATACTGCCCTCACATATTTGCAACAATTCGCGATTCAAGGGATCAGCAGCTTTCGTTCGACAGAAGCTCTCGTATGCCATCTTGTCCATTTTACTGTTCTTCTCAAGGCGAGCCTTTGCAATAAAGTATTTCTGGAAGAGATGCAGTCGGCCTCCGTAAGGAACCAAAGCGGAAGCACAACAAAGGTCTGTCGTCTCCGCCATGTCCACTCCGCCAGAAGCATACTTGTCTCGGATCATCGCTTCAACCATGTCCGCCATACACTTATCGACGCTCATTAGGTCGAAGTAAACAACACTCATACCACTTGCTCTGTTGAGATGCTTGGCCAGAAATGATGGCATCTGCGCCGGATCTTGAACCGCCTTCTGATACTCACCTTCCAGGTAACCCATTGTCGGTCTGCCTTCGCGGGCACCGGGATTTGCCTTAATCCAGCAAGAACGATCGGCAGGGTTATCATCATCGTCGATCCTAAAGATCATCGGGAACAGTCGCTCTTTGCTCTTGCCTGACAGTACCTTCTTACAACGCTCCAAGATACCATCGAAGATGCCTTCACGCTCAAAGCCAAACGTCGAGATAATAACTCCAAGAGGCTGCGTCCTAGCACCGCCGGCAGATGAGAATACATCATAAGTGTTGCGGTCTTTAATAGCGTGACATTCGTCAATGATGAACGCATGCGGGTTAAGACCGTCCTGGGAGTTACTATTCTTCGAGCCGGCTTTCATATAGCTACCGGCAGCCGGGTACATTATCATTTCTGAGTTGTCTCTATCTCGTTTGGTCCTCCAATGCTTGCGAGGATTTTCCTCAGGCGTCAGCACATCACTCGACTGCAAGAAGGCCTTCGCACTTTCGTAAACGATTGACGCTTGCTGCTTCTGTGTTGCAAGGCACCAAACCTGCGCTGCTGGCTCACCATCTGCCATTAATAGAAATGTTGCCACCGCTGAAATGAACGTTGATTTACCCCACTTACGGGCTACAAAGAGCACGAGCTCCTTGAAGTAACGGACGTTAATGCCAAGCTCCTCGTCATACACTTTGAAGCCGAATACACAAGCAGCGATATACGCTTGCTCAATGCTAAGCTCAAGCGGCTTACCAGCCCATCGTCCCTCTCTGTGTCTCACCAAAGCGCAGAAATCGATAAATGCCTGAACGTCTGTTGGGTCATAGAAGATCGTCTTTGACCGCAGCAGCTTATCCACGAGTTTCTTTAGATCCTTTATGTCTTTACCGTGATTCTTCGGTTCCCGCTCCACATAGTCATGCCATTCTCTGATGTAGACCGGGATATCAATGACCTTAGCCGCCCTGGCCACGGTTTACAATCCTCTCGAATGCATCTTGCTTCTTCGGCGGCGGCATGACTGGGACAATTGGTATATCATCTGGTTTAGGAATCAACTCAGTGAGCTGCTTGATTAGTGAGGCATGGTTTTTGACCATCGTGTTGTAAATTTCGACCTCAGGACTCTTCTTCGTACCCCACTGGTTTTCACCGTTCTGATACTTGGTTACAGCGCCATCCTCATTGATCTTCTGCTGCAGATCCTCTAGCGTTACAGTCATGAAGGCGGCGTTAGTAATTAACGACATAACCGATTCCAACGTGTTTTTAGGGATTACATTAAACAGCCTCTTAAGTCTGGTAACTTCCTTCTTAATCCGCTTTTCTTTGGTCAATTCAGTCAAAAATACTACACCCCCTCCGTATGTGCGTGTAACTCGAGTGATTTTGCAGCTGTCGAGAGCGGTGAACAAAAAACCCTCCTGCGCGATTTTTCAGGGGGGGGTGCCTTGGCCCTCAAATGGTGATTTTCGACATCATTCGACACGAAAAGGACATGAATGGACTACGAATCAGATGTCCGCAAAGAAATGTAATCCGGTGCAGCGTCCATGCTTAATGTTATGGCAGGTCGAGCACAGCAACTGCAGGTTATCTGGGTTATATGCAATGTTCCAATCGTGCTTATTCTCATCTGTCAGTTCAATGATATGGTCGACTTCCTTGCCGGCTTCGATCCTGTGCTGCCTGGTGCATTCTTCGCACAATCCATTGGCTCGTTTGATTACGAATCTCCGGACCTTCTTCCACTCAGGGTTAGCGTATATCTCAGGATGTCTGGCCACGATCACACCTCATTTTATACATCAACTTCGACATCGAATCGGAACAGGTATACGAATTGGCATGTACACGTAACGCGGCGCTAGAAGAGTCTCAAAGTCGCGCTGAATCTTTTCCCTAGTATCCATGATGTGATGCACTAGGCTTCGTCTGAGCCAGCCATAACATGTCCACGCTTCACGATCTTTAAGCAGCTCACCTAACGCCCATGTCTCACCTAGCCGGTCAATGTTAGCCTGCGAATAGCAAGCGTATATCTCCTTTACTTCGTCGCCCTCTACTTCCGCATACATAGCTGGAGTTGAAATAATCGGTTCTATAACATACCCGTTGTCAATGTCGAAATAGACTCTTCGTTTGCCGTCCA